AAGAAAAAAAAAAAGCAAAATGGTAATGAAAGAGAGAACATTTAGACCAGAAGAAGAAGTGTTTAGACCTGAAGAACAATTAATGTTTCAAACTATAGAAGAAGAAGGTGTTCCACGTCCAGTTGGTGAATTAGGGCCAGAAGAGGAGTTATTCAGACCTGAGGAAGAAGATGTATTCAGACCTGAGGAAGAAGATGTATTCAGACCTGAGGAAGAAGATGTATTCAGACCTGAGGAAGAAGATGTATTCAGACCCGAGGAAGAAGATGTATTCAGACCGGAGGAAGAGAAAGTTGTAAGAAAAAGAAGAAATAAACCTAAACCAATGGAAGAATCATCAAATGGTGTTGGCGGATATTCGGGTAACGAATATGCAACATTGTAGTTAAATAATAAATACTATAAAAGTATTTCGTATATAAATTAAATTTTTTATCCATTATTTATAATGGATAAAAAATCAGACCTTTTCTTTTTAATAATATTAATTTTAGTTGTGATTAGTTTTCTTATATTAAATATTATTAAAATATTAGAATCTTATATGATTAGAGAATATAAAATTTAAAATAATAATATTTAAATAATATAATATCTACTCTATATTAATATAGAATCATGGATAAAGATTTAAGAAATATATATAAATTACAATTTCAAGAAAAATGTTCTAAATACCCTGATATTTCTGAAAAAGATGTTTTACCAGCTGTAGATAGAATTATTGTAATTGGTGATTTACATGGAGATTGGAACGAAACAATTAAATCATTAAAAATAGCCAAAGTGATTGATAATAAATTGAATTGGGTTGGAGGAAAAACAGTAGTAGTACAAATTGGTGATCAGATTGACCGCTGCAGACAATTACCGTGTAATAGACCAATAAAAGATGATGAAGATTCAGATATTAAAATTCTTAAATTTTTTACTAAATTACACTCACAAGCATTAAGTGCAGGCGGTGCAATTTATAGTATAATAGGAAATCACGAATTGATGAATTCAACAGGTAGAATGGAATATGTTTCATATCAAAATTATATGGAATTCGAAAAAAAACCAGATAATATAGAATTTTTAAAGGGTATGTCAAGTGATTTAAAAAATATGGAAGCTAGAAAATGGGCTTTTAAACCTGGTAATCCTTTAGCAGAATTTATTGCATGTACTAGAAAATTAGCTCTCATTATTGGAGATAATCTATTTGTACACGCCGGTATAGTTCCAGAAATTGCTAAAAAATATCCAAATATTGGTGATTTAAATAAATTATTATCATTATATTTATGGGATAAATTAGAAAATCCAGAGCTTTATCAAGATATATTTGGGCCTGATGTTATTAAAGGACATACCATAATAAATTCTTCTAATAGAAAACATGACTTTTTTAAAATATCGCCACTGTGGAATAGAAAATATGGTAATTTGACTAACAATTCAAATTCTTGCAGTAATTTATTAAACCCAGTTAAAGATGTTTATAAGGTTAATCGAATGTATGTAGGTCATACTCCTCAAATGAATAAAGGAATTAATTCTATCTGTAATGGAGATTTATGGTATACTGATGTTGGAGTATCAAAAGCTTTTGATATTGCAGATATGAATTGTGCTATAGGAGGAAAAAGGTCAGATGTTAGAGAGGCTCAAGTATTAGAAATATTAAAAAATGGAGAACCTACAATATTAAAAAAATAATTTATTCATAAAATTTATTTATTTAAATGTGTTTTAGTCTTCTTTAATGCATCAATGTAACTAATATCGCCGTCTTTTACATACGGTTTTCCGATTGCTTCAGTTATATATTCTTTTAATTTTTTCATAGCTGATGGATAATTAATGCCATCTTTTTTAACAATCAATTTAATAACTTCAGTTTGTATAGCGGCATGTGCTGGAGCTGCTCTTTTCTTCTTTTCTTTGACTTGTTCTTCTTCAGAAGTGCCACTATCTGAATTAGTGTATTTCTTTGATTTTTTGGAAGCCTTCTTGGAATCCTCATTTTTACCACCTACATTCTTTTTAGAGCTTTTCTTGGAAGCTTTCTTTTTAGAGTTCTTCTTAGAAGCTTTCTTTTTAGAGTTCTTCTTAGAAGCTTTCTTTTTAGAGTTCTTCTTAGAAGCTTTCTTAGAAGCTTTCTTAGAAGCTTTCTTTTTAGCTCCACCTTCTTGTTTCTTTCCAACACCAGATTGGCTTAACAATTCTCGTAGTTGATTTTCTAAAACAGTAGTATTTGTAATAGTAGTTACAGTATCGAAGTCATTGTTAGCAGACTCGGATGTTAACATATTAATCAAATTATTAATATCATCTGGACTAGCAATTGTTTTTTTAACGTTTCCGCCCATTTGTGAAATAAAAATATCATTATTATCAGAAGTAACTGATAAGTTTAATCCATTCATATTATTGAAATTTGAATTTAACATTGATGTAGCTGAAAAATCTCCACCACTCATCATATTAACAGATGTAGCAGAGTATTCTTTTTCAAGTAATTCATTTTGAACAGTTGATGTAACGGTATTATTAACAGATGTAGCAGAATTAACATTTTTTCTGTACATATCAGTAAGCTCATTATCAGATGTTTCTGATTCTCTATTATCAACTATATTTAACCACTGTGGTAAACTGACATTATCTGTTTCAACAGAGCTTAATAAATCATTTATATTGCCTTTAACAAAAATATCAGACATATTCTATATATTTAAAGCGAGAAAATAAATTTAGATAATATAAATTTTATTTTAAAATAAATTTTAAAGTTTTATTTTAATTAAAATAAATTTAGTTTTTTATAATTAAATTATCGTATGTAATATAATATGTACATTAGTAAACTAGATGATATTTTTGATGAAACAATTAATAATTTTTATAATTTTTTAAATGAAAAAAAATCATTTGAATACCTTCGAAAAGATATTAATTTTGTAAGCTTTCAAACTTATATCATGACCTTAATCATGGAATATATCGATAAGAAAATTAATGAAAAAGAAATAAACGATGTTATTAATATTAAAAGTAACTATAATATTGTAATAGGTATATTAAAAAGATATTTTGCATATTATATCTATTTATCAATTGCCTATATGTATGATGGAGGAAGAGATTTATTTGCTACTAATATTATCGAATCAAGTAAAAATCAAAAAGATGGTACTTTTCAAATAGAAAATTTCTTTAATAGTGAAAATAATGCGAAATTAATTAGTTTTTTTAATGATATTAAAAATCTTTTAACAGTAATAAAACAGGGTAAAACAATGGAACAGATAAAAATTATTTTAGGTAATAATCCTGTAAAATTTGAATCAACTATTAATTTTATTAATATATTTGGAGAAGAGTATATCATTGAACACTTTTTGATAAAAAATAATATGCATAATATTATTAAAACTATAATATTTAGGTTAATTTACCTAAAAGAAGAAAAACCCGATATTTTAAGAATACTTAAACAGGAGGAAGAAAATACTGGAGAATATAAATACATAGAAGTTGTTTATTCAAAGGAATCAAAATTAATTGATTTCACTTTAATTCAAAAATTTTTAACAATTAAACAAATTAGAGATGGGTTAGCAGAAGAAATATATGATTATTTAGATGAAGCTAGAAAAGAGAAAGAGTTTGCTCTTAAAGAAGATAAATATTTTGTACAATATTTATTAACAAATAAGATTCTTATTCCAATTACAGAAGATTTCTTGAGATATCATAAAGATTCTGAAAAATATGAGTCGGATGGATTGATAAATGATAATACAGAAATAAAGGAAAGAGATGCAACTAAAATTAAATATGTTATTAACAAAATGAATAAAATAAAAAATATACATTCAAAAGTATATGAAACAAATCCAAAATTAAAATTAGATGCAATGAAATTATATTATAAACCTTTAGATCATAAAGAAGCAGTATTATATAATGACAATGAGGAAATTAAAATTGTACAAAAGTTAGAAGATTCAGAAAAAACAACAGATTTAGACCTATTAGGTGATTTAGAACATACTAGAAGATATGCGTATGTTAATTACAAGGATTTTAGTAAAGATGGATTTAAATTTAGACCAAATGAACCAACCGTATGTATTAGATATTCTAACATTATTCATAATAAATCAATAGATAAAAAAATAGAATTACGTATAGGTAATGACAATCTAGATATAAATGTTGTAGGGGTGGCTTGGAATCCAAGTAGAATACCATTAGAATGTTTTAGTAAGGATACTCTTGTTAATGCTGGAGAATTATTAAAAACAAATAATGGATTTAAAGGATTTCAAAAAATAATAAAGTCAACATTTAATAATAAAAAAAGAACATTATTCTATTGGCTTTTTGATGTTGAAAATGATTCACCTGATTTAAATAGTTATGTCAACCTGTCAAAACAAAATATTACTTCAAGTATATTTACTTTAATATCTGAATTATATAAGAATTATTCAAATAGTGTAGAAACACACTTATTGAATTATATTGATACATTTGAAGAATTAAATAATTATCAAATTGAAAATATTATGAAAAGATATAATAAGTATATTAATCAAGATTTTGATTTACATGTTAAAAAATCTGGGTTAAATTATTCATTATTGACAAAATTACTTGATAAAAAGATTATTGAAGACGATGTTGATAGTATTATTCCAGGTAAAAATAGAAATATTATTAAATTACCAAAGATAGAAATTACAAAAGATGTTGACAACGTTATAACTATAAATAATAAAGAAGAAGATGATATTATAGATGTTAATAACGGAATAGAACCAATTTGTCATCATTATATAAAATGGAAAGAAATTAACAAATTAGCTAAACTAAAAAATGATGTTTTCAGTCAAAGTGTATTTAATTTTGTTAAAAAGTATGTAAGAGAGAATGGAAATGGAGATTACATTTGTAAGAGTTGTAGTGAAGTATTAAATCTTAAAAAATATGTATTTGAAGGTACATATGTACAAGAATTAGATACATTTTTAACAACAAGTTTAGCGGTTAGTCAAGATTTAAATAAAATTCCAAAATATGCTAAATATAATAGAACTATTAAAAATATAGAGAAAAATATAGAAAAAATTGCATTTGTTGTTAACTTGAATAGTTACTTGGGTAGTTCAGCTGTCATAAAATTAAGAAGAAGATTAATTGTCAAAGACACAATTGATTTAATTTTAATTCATACTGAATATTTAAGAAATCAACCAAAAGATAGAATTGATAATTATTCAAAAAAATATGGAATTAAAAATGACCTAACTAATTTATTCTTCTTCGAATTACAAGATGATATTTTCTTAACAAGTTCAACGGATACCGATTACTACAAGCTTATCAAATATAACAATGTATTATCATATATTTTATTTATCATGATAACAGAAATGAATGCGGGGCAAATTATTAGTTTAAAAGATGATAAAAGATGTAATTTTTTCTTATTTAATAAATTAAAAGAATCTATATTTGGAGATCTATTCGTTAGAATTAATCAAAAAGATAAAATTCCAGCATTAAAACTTCCATTGTTTTGTTTTGTTATTTATTATTTCTCTTGTATTCTTGTTAGTAATTTTATTTGGTTATGGAATGTTCAAGAAAAAGAAAAATTTAATGCACTCCTTCAAAATACAATCATACATACTATGTTTGATTTACTAAATAGTGTTTTTGAAGCAAATATTAATTCAGAGGGCGAAAATAAAAATTACTTATATGAGATTATAACAACAAGATTAAGTGTTAAATTAAATCATTTATATAATGATAAAGATTTGATGGCGAGAATAGAAGAAGAATCAAATAAAAAATTTAGAACAGACTTAGTCAGTAAAAAAATATCATATGTTATTAAGAAAGTTAATTTTATAGATCTATCCCAAGTAGAAAATACGAATAACAACCATATAAATACTAAAGAAAAGTGCGATGCAAATATTAAGAATTTAGATCATAAAGAAAGAAAAAAATATAAAAATGAATTTAATGCTACCACAAATTGCCCTGACGGTCAATTTCATAAATGGACTTTTGTAGACGATGATTTGTTATGTTCTTTATGTAATCAAAAATATTCAAAGGTAACTAATTCGTTAACTTCAACAGATGAAGATTACCAAACTATAATAAACCAATTGAAGCACGACCAATTTAGAAAATTATTAAGAGAATACTGTGTTTCTGGCAAGTTACACGAGTTGGATAGTACACATGTTTGTTCTAAATGTAAAATTAATCCTGATACATATAAATACACTAGTAAAGACTTGGATAATTTTGAGAAAAATATGATTAAAGACACTGATAATAGACAATTAGAAAATATTAAAAAAATACAAGAAAATATTAAATATGTAGAAAAAGAAAA